CGCAGTACCCGCCGGGCACCAGCCGATAGCAGCCCGGGTATAAACACGGTCTCAGCGGCTTTGTCGCCACGGGCTATCACCTCCGGGTAAAAACAAAAACGCCAGACCCAACAACGCCCCCTCCGGGGAGTCATTGGCTCTGGCGTTTAACGCTCTGGCCTTCGTCGATATCCAGGATCACCTCGCTGTGGCACGTCCGGCAGTAGACCGGCAGGCCTCTCGCCCTGGTGGCGTCTGTGATCCTCAGCAGCCGGTGGTTGCGCTTGCAGATCGGGCAAGTTAACCATCCGTCCTTTGTGCTTATTTTATCACCGTTTCTGGCTGGAATCAAGGCTTTTTCCTCACTTTCTTGCGGTTGTCCGTAGATATTCCGTAGGTTTCAAGAGGATTACGCTATCTATAGATAGTAATACTAAACTTTGTTATTAAAATAAAAGCGCTATTTTTCGGGCAGCAGATACCGGCTGTAGCCGTACAGTCCCCACCCGCCCAGCTGAGGACGGTCCCGGCCCTGCATAGGCAGCGGCGTGGCTCCCTTGGGCAGCCGCACCATGCCGCTCTTGCAGGTGGTCACCTCCGGAGGCGGTATGTACTTACTCAGCGCCCGGGAGCAGCCCCACGGGTGGCGGCCCACCTCCGGGACCTCCTTGGTGAAATAGATCGCCAGCCCACGGTAGCCGCCCTCTGACAGTACCCTGGCCCGGTTAAACGGCTTGTCATACGCAAAGCCGAACGTCCACAGATATTGCACCACAGCCGGTGGGAAGTCCTGGTCCCGCAGAAATGCGTGGATATGGAGTCGCTTGTCTCCGTGTAGCCCCTCAATCCGATAGACGTAGAAATCCACAGGCCCGCGTTTCCATCGTCGGAGCCGCTTGAGAAAGGCATCCCACACACGCTCCACACCAGCCCGATTTGGCGGCAGATGGGCATCGTCAAAGGTCAGATCGTAAAAGATGCCGTCATAGCCAAACAACGCCAGCCGCAGCTCCAGCTTGTCCAGGCTGGTGCGGCTGAGGGCCGGTCCGCACCGGCCCCGTACCGCCCCCGGCCCATAGCGACGGAGATATCCGTAGTTGTCCGTCACCAGCGCCTTGACCAACGGCCCCGCCCGCTGCCTGACGCACACAAACGGATCAGCCATGCCTTACCTCCCGTATTTGATCTTTTTCGCGTTTGGATACCGATCTGGGAACCGGATCAGCTCTGCCTTTCCGCTGATGATCTCCGCAAGCACCCGATCCATGTGCTCCTGTCGGACGTCCGCCTCTGGGTTCCGGCAGTCCAGCGCCGGTTTGTACTCCCGCTGAACGGCAACCCAGTTATGGGTGATCCGCATGATCCGGTCATAGCCCCAGCCCTCCGTCTGGTGGAGGGCCATCTGAAGTGTATCCATGGCGAATTGCATCGCCATCGCCGCCCCGGCGTTGAAGGTGGCATCCAGCTCCGCGTTTCGCCGCTGCAAATAAGCGGATTGTTTAGCCATCTCCATCCCCTCCGAATTCTGCCTCGTACTGTTCCGGCGTGATAATCTCAATGTCCTTTGCGGAATAGCCCAAGGTGTCGAGGCATATCAGCTTCGCCAGTTTGTCTTTGTCAAGGGCCGCCGCAGCGTCCTCATAGGATACGCCGGGTTTTGCCTCAAAACTGATTTGAGCGCCAAACGCCCCGGCCACGCTAAAGCAGATTTTATATTCAGCCATCCCGCTTCGCCTCCAATGCCGCTTTGGCTTCCTCGCGGGTTAAGAAAATCGTTTTTCCTATGGAACTTTCCACGTATGAGCAGAACGGGGTCGTATCAATGTCCCACCGTCCCTGTATTGCGAGGTATCTCATGTTGCTGACTTTGTGCTCTAAGATTTCTCCGGCGAACACTCTGAATAACGTGTCCCCCACCTTGCACGGCAACACCACCACGCGCCCATCCTTGTCGGCCTCGGCCAGTTTCTCCAACCGCTCAAGATCGCAGTCTCGGCACAGATGGCGGAGCTGCTCTGCGGCTTCGTGATCCATGTCGATTTCTTCCGGCTCAAGCCACGTGTCCTCGTATGCGGCAAGACGCTCAACGCCGCCCTGTTTGAATCCACCACGTTTTTTCATCATCGGGAATCCGTCTTTATCGCGGTATGTCAGTCTTTCCATTACATTCCTTCCATTCTGAGCCTTGCTCACGGCTTGCCCTCCCACGGGGTCTCAAGCCATTTTTTAATTTCTTTCCAATCTGATGGCATCGTCGAAACACCAGAGAGGTCTTCCGTGATGCAATCCATCCGAAATTTGAACAGCACCCCGGCCAGCTCGTTGTCCGTCATGCTCCGGATCCGATCAGCAATGGTAACGGGCCACGTGCGATACGGGCACTTTTCGATTGCGGCGCATTTTTCAACGTCATAGCCAATCTGCATGGGGCAGTTTTCACCGGTGCACTTTTTCATCACTTACCCTCCCTTTCAGTTTGATTCCATTCGCCTGCTCCACTCTCGTCCAGCCGCCTGCGCCTTGTCCAGCTCCGACAGTGCCCGATTCATAACATCCTGCGGGATATCCTTAATGGGCTTGCCATCGTATGGGCGAAGGAGGTCAAAATAGGCTGCATAGTGCTTTCGTTCTTCGTCAATCAGCTTCACACACCTTTCGTGGTGGGCGTCGTTGCGCTGGAGCCTAATTCGTCCCAGCGCACGATCCAAATAATACGGGCCTGTCTTCATGGCCAGCATTTCTACCACTTGCAGCAGTTCCGCCTTCGTCAGATCACTTGGTTTCAGCATTTTCCACCTCCGGCGGTTCCGGCCGCACCACCAGCCGACCGGCTCTGTCGGCCTCCATCAGTGCGACAATGCGCTTAAACGGCACGCCCTTACTGATGGCCTCATCCTCAAACGTCTTGTAATTGGCGCACATCGCAGGTTCCAGGCCCGTGTCCTCATATTGCATGAGCCTGCCACGCAGTTCTGCGTATGACCATGCTGCGGTATAAAGCAGGGCAAGCAGGCCTGTCGGCTCATCAGGGCCGTCCAGCAAAAGCTCACCCATCGCATAGTCTACGCCATCATCATCCATTGGAAAGTCCAAGTCTGGCAGTAAAATCTTTGCGGCTTTGCGGATAAAATCGTAAAGCCGGATGTCCGGGTAATCCGGGCCATCACCTCCGCCCCGCACCCACGTCTCGGAGTCTTTGATGTAAAACAGATTCAGGGCGGCATCAAGGTTGTTATCCGGGCAATTAATTGTCAGTCTTTTCATTTACCTTTCCTCCTTCGGCGGTTCCGGCCTTTTTAGCTCAAACTGACTATATGGCATAACACACAGCTTCTTGGAATCGCAGTCAGCCATGCCGCTTACGATGCCCTTGCAATGAGCGCAATACTGGCACATCCACGTCTTTCCGCCTTTTCTGACATCCGCAATTATCGACATAACATAGTTGCGTTCAAGCATCAGTTGTCTATTCTGCCCCCGCAGCTTTTCAATTTTCTGCTGGAGCGCCGCGATGTGGGTGCTCAGGTTGGCGATCCGGTCGGCTGCGGCAAGCCCCACCGCGTCAACATCACAGGAGGACCACTCCGTCAAATTGACTTTTCCCGCCAGATCTTCCGGGACCGGTTCAGTTTTGTAAAACGGGCATTTCTTGCAGTCGCCCATTGGCCCGCCTGCTGTTGAAACGCATCTCAAGGCATTTACGAGTTCTTGATCTCTCAAAACGGCAGTTCTCCTTTCTCATCCTCCGGGATCTCCCGGAAGTCCCCTGACGCAGGCGGTGCGGACGCTGTGTCCGATTCGGACCGCTGCTTGCTGTCCCCGAAATACACATGCTCCGCCACCACTTCGGCGGAGCGCCGGTTGTTTCCGTCCTTGTCCTTCCAGTCCCGGATCTGCAACCGGCCCTCTACCACGGCCATGCGGCCCTTGGTGAAAAACTTGTTCACGAAGTCAGCCGTGGAGCGCCACGCCACGATGTCCACGAAGTCCGTCTCCTTCTCGCCGGACTGGCCCTTGTAGTCCCGGTCAACAGCCAGAGAGAAAGACGCCACGGCCAGCCCGCTGCCGGTATGCCGCAGCTCCGGGTCACGGGTCAGACGGCCCATCAATACGATATGATTCAGCATTACTTATCTCCCTTTTTCCAGCGGCCCGGCATATAGCGTCGCCGCCGATCATGAATATACTCCACCATGTCCACCCACTCCTTACGGGACGGCATGGCTGCCAGCTCTGCCCGATGGATCTCATCATAGGCCGCCCACTGGGGGCAGACCTCCGGATCGTGACATCCGATCCGGCGATCCGGGCAGTTTAGGCACGGCGGCGCGGTCATAGGGCCATGCCCTTGGCCGCTACCGTCAGCAGGATCACGGCAGCCACGGCGGCCGCCAGAGTCAGCACCAAGAGGACCCGGCTTCTGCGCTTCTCGCGCCCTGTGTATCGGCTCATGAGCCACCGCCTTTCTTCGACTTGTCGATCAGCACAAACAGATTGATCTTTACTTTTCGGTCGCGCTCCGTCCATATGGGAGATTGGGGATCAAGCATGTGCGTAATCAGTTCCATCCGCACAGCCTTCGCGAGATCCGGACGATTCTGCAAAAGGTTGGAGTAAAACAGATTGATTGGACGAAGCAGTATAGCCAGAATGTGATCCAGATCTAAACCGACCACGTCGAAACGCTCAGTGCCGTTCTCAAAGTCGCACTCAAAGAGGAATTTTTTCATTTCTCCGCTCCTTTCTGCGCTGACGGCGTAGGATCATCCGTCAGGCCGTAGAGGTAATCCGTGCTGACGCCAAAGCACAGCGCCAGCTTGGCGATCTTCTCCGATCCGCACATGGAGGCGTTCTCGCACGCGCTGTACGTCCCCGGGAACTCGTCAATGCTCTGGGCAAATTCCTTCCGGCTCATGCCGGTCTGCTCCCGCAGCGCCCGCACCCGCTGGCAGAAGGTGGGAACCATCACCTTGTAGTCCAAACGAGGATCCGCCACCGCCGGGTTGCGCTTGACCTCCGGCTCAGGCTCCGGCTGTGTCTCCGGCTTGCAGTATTTACATACCGTCTTGCAAGTGTCCCGCTTGTTGCACCAGCGGCAGCAGCCTGCGCAGTTGTTCAGCGCTCCGTATGTGTAGAACCGGTCATACATCGGTCCGGCGTTTGGACACAGGCCGGAGGATTCCGGGCAGTTGTGGGGAAACATGGTCCAGAGGGTGTGGAACATTTTCACGTCCCGGATGCTGTAAGAGGCTCCGCTATCAATCGCCCAGTCCAGCAGGCGGTATTGCTCCTCAATGTCCATTCGGGCGATCTCCAGGGCCGCCGCCTCCGGGATCTCGTCCCGCTTCCAGCGTTCCACCAGTCCCGGCACCTTGAGGCCGTTCTTAATGGCCGACAGGTTGGCAACCTTGGTGGCGTTTATCTTCAAGGCCTCTGCCACGCGGTCCCGGATGCGCCCCGGCAGCTCCTCACCGGCCTCCCGGCGCTTGATGTAGGCCGCCGTCAGCTTTTCCGCCTCGTCGGCCAGCAGGGCGTTGGACTTCACCCGCTGCCGGTTGGCCTCGATCACCGCCGCCTGCTCCTGCCCCTCCGACATAGGGGGCAGCACCCGGCAAAGCACGGTTGCCCACTGATCCGGAGTTTCCGTCTCCCGCAGGGCCTTAATGGCAGCCATGCGACTGTGGCCGGAGATCAGGCGATAGGTGCCGGCACCGGCAGGGACCACCGTGGGCGGTTCCAACAGGCCGTTGGCCCGGATGGAGTCCATCAAGGCCCGCAGCGCTTGAGAGTCAGGCGTCGGGTAGAAGTTCCGGGGATTGTCCCGGATGTCGTCGATGGAGATCTCTCGCATGGTGTCCGAATCGGACACCGGCTTGATCGTGGCGGCGAATTTGGAAATGTCAAAATTCTTCCCGGCCATGTTATCCCTCTCTTTCCATCATCAGTTCCAACGCCAGCGCCCGGTAGTCCTGACAGGCACTGCTGCCGGGGCTGTACTGCCGCAGTGGCAGCAGCGTCACCGTGCTCTCCGGGACCTTATCCGTCCGCCGGATCTTGGCCCGGTACACCTCCACCCGCATACGTTCCAGCGCATTTTCCGCCTCCGTCACAATGTCGGATCGGCGCACCTGCGTCAGCAGCGCCCGAACACGCAGCCCCGGCCGGGTGGTGGTCAGCTTTCTGGCCTGCTGGGCCACGGCCAGCACGCCGTCGATGGAAAACTTGTCCGCCGTGACCGGGATCAAAACCTCGTCAACGGACAGCAGTGCCGCCACGCTGGCCAGCGTATAGCCCGGGGGACAGTCAAAGATCATCCAGTCCGCGTCGCCGTCCTCCCGGGCGGCGGACACAAAATCGATCATCCGCTCTGGCGCGCCCACGCCGTCCTTGATAGCGCTGAGATCCAGATCGTACAGGCCGGAGCTGCTGGGAAGAAGCTGCAAGCGTTCTCCCAGAGGGAGGAGGTTGTCGCTCCATACCTGCTCACAGTCACCGGTCAGCACGTCCGCCGTGGTAACGGTGTCCATGTCTTCCCCCGGCAGGAAAAAGCCGGTCAGGTTGGCTTGGCCGTCGCAGTCCACCAGCACGACCCGCTGCTTGTAGTCGTTGGCTAAAATATCAGCCAGATTGATGGCGGTGACGGTTTTGCCGACGCCGCCCTTGTTGTTCATGATCGCGATTGCTCTCATACTTCACCTTTTCCCCTTTATCGCTCAAGTCTTGAGTTTTTTCGTGTAGTCAAAATGCGGCTCCCGCCGTGGCTCCGTATGCAGTGCCAACTTCGGCCAGAAGGCCTCCCGCCAGTTGTAGCCGGTGATGGGATTGCAGAACTCCACCGTGTAGTACCGCCCCGCCGGGTGGATGTAGATCACCCGCGACCGAATCGGCCCTACAGTGCCCAGCCCGCTGGTCGCCTCCAGCGTCGGCTCCAAATGCAAAATATCTCCGATCTTCACGCTTTTTCCCCCTTGTTCTCGTCATCCCACGGCGTCTCGGTGTCTGCCGTGGCCTCGGTCCAGTCGGACCCGTCGCCCCAGAAGCTCACCTGCCGGGGCCGCTGCTTGGCCGCCTTCCCGGCGGCAGAGAATTGCCGCATGACGGAGCGGCCGTCCGGATTGACCAGAAGCGAAAACGTCTGCTTTGGCCCGTCGAATACCATGTACCAGGCCCCACGGGGGCCTTCCTTGTTCTTTGCGATCTTCAGAACCCGGTGCTTGTTCTGGTCCAGCTCCGGGCCGTCATCCTTGGGCCTGGGATCAGGGCGGTAGACCATAAAGATCATGTCCGCGTCCTGCTCGAACTGGCCGGACTCCTTCAGGTCGCTCATCACCGGGGCCCGCCATCCGGCGGCCTTGTCCGGTCGGCTCAGCTGGGCCAGCTCCACCACCAGCGTCCCGGACTTCTGGGCGAAGGTGTGCAGCTGCCGGGACACCGCCGCCATCTGCTCACTGCGGGGCGCCCGCTGGTCGATCTCCGGGGTGACCAGCTGGATGTAGTCCAGAAAGATCACGTCAAAGCCATAGGCCTGACTGATGTTTTGGATGGTGGTAGCCGTCATGCCGGATGCCTCCACCACCGTCAGGCCCCGGCCCGCCATGTCGGCGGATTTCTCGGCAAACGCCCGCCAGTCATCCTCGGTCAGGCTGCGGGTTTTGATCCGGTCGAAGTCGATCTGCACCACGGCAGCCATGAGCCGGTCCCGGATCTTAGCCTTGTCCGTCTCCAGGCTGAAAAAGCCGACCCGGTGCTCCTGGGCCATCCGGTAGGCCATCTGCAAGGCCAACGCCGTCTTGCCGTCGGAGGGATAGCCGCCGATGATGACCACGTCCCCCGGCTTCGTGTAGGTCCGCCCCTTGAGAAAGTCCAGACCGTAGTCGATGTACACCGGGGCCGGGGCGTCCGGGTCCTGTGCCTGACAGAAGTCCTCGGTCATCTGCGCCATGGTCCATGCCTCCACGCTGGTCCCCTCGCTCAGTTCCCGGGACAGCTTGGCGCACACCGGCCGGCAGTCCTCCACCGTCTGAGCCACGCTCAGAGCGTCGGCGAACTCGTGGATCCGGCGGACGGTGGCCTGCGACCGCATGGCCTCCGCGTAAGCCTCCCAGTTGGCAGCGGTGGGCGTGATCTCCACCAGCTCCGCCATGTACCGGGAGTAGTCCGGTCCGATCTTGTCCCGGATGGTCACCGCGTCCGGCGTGACGCCCGCTCGGAACAGCGCCCGGGCCGCCTGGAAGATCAGCCGGTTGGCCGGGTTGTAAAAATCAGCGTCCCGCACCCGGGACAGCAGGGGCCGCACCACATCCGGGTCTACCAGCATGGCCCCGATCACCGCCCGCTCCGCGTCCAGCAAGTGATCCAGCTTTTCGTCTGTCCTTACGTTTCCCATCCGTTGACCTCCCGGCTCTCACCGCCCCGGGCCGATTCGGACCGCCCCGGCAGCTCGTCCTCCCACCGGCGGCCGTTGAGCCATGTGGCGGGATAGGGGATGTACGCCCCGCCGTCCCGGGTCCACTGCTCACAGGCAGACTGAGCCTTCACCGCCCGGAGGATGGTCTCCACCAGTGTCCCGTCCGGCTTCAGCTTCGCCCACGCCCGGCGGGCCTTCTGTTTATCCACATGCCGTGGGTAAGCAGCCCAGAAGGCGTCGAACGCCGGGTCCTCTGGGGGGACTATAGGGGGGTTATATTTAATCTTTATTGGGTTATAATCTTTATTGGGTTGTGTCTGGAAAGCCGTCAACGGCTTTTCCCGTTGCCGGTTTTCACCGTTGTCGGTGTTTTCCGACAACGGTGGCGCAAAGTCCTGTAAAACGTAGACGTTGCCGCCAAAAGTGCCATTTTCCTTGTGCCCCTGTTCCCGCAGCAGATATCCCACCTGCTCCAATTGCGCCAAAATGCGACGGATCTTATCTTTGCCCGTCTTGGTGCTGACCGCCAGACCGGAAACCGTAAATTTCCAGTCCGGCGGGCGGGACATGATATAGGCAAACAGACCCTTTGCTTCCAGCGGCAGACGGTCATCCTTGACCATTGAGTTATACAGGACCGTGAAGCCGTCTCCACGGCCAGACCTGATCTCATGCTCTGCCATATTGCCCCCTCATCTTTCGCTTTTCGATACAGTCCACGATCCGCAGCGGGATTGCCGCCACCGTCGCCACGCCGACGATCATGAAAAACATTGCCCAACCGGTCACAGGGATGCGCCCCCTTCCCGGCGAAAATTAGGGCTTGCGTGCAGCGTGGATCTTGTGCTATAATTGATACGTCCAACAGTGGTTGATCCAATACCACACACTTTTTCCCCCGAACGCTCTGAGGTTGCCGCCTCGGGGCGTTCTCTTTTTGTATTCGGCGGCGCATCCGGCGTGTACTTCACCTGTAGTGCCGCGCCCACGATGCCGTCCAGGTCCCGACATATGGCGTCGAAGTCCGGTCGCTCATTCTCATCAATGATGCCGTCCTCCGCAATGCGAAGCAACTGCCGGTCCCGGTGGCGCTCCGCAAAGTCCAGCACCCGGTTAATCAGCGTGATTGCCGCCGTTGGAAGGCTCTGCACGTTCACCTCCGGCATCACGCCCAGCGTGTCCGTGGCCTGCGCGTGCTCCAGCGCCAGCCATGGCAAGTGATACACCTCCACCATCTTGGCCACCGTCTCGTCCTTGGGCACCGTCTTGCCGCCCTCATACTGTTTCAGGCTTTCCGGTGACAGCCCAAGCAGCTCCGCTGCACGTTCCTGCGTCAAACCGGTGCTCAGCCTTGCCCTCTGGTACAGATTCGGGTATTTCTTATCCATTGTCTTTTCCTCCTTTCCGCGCTACCATGTAACCATCCAACGTGCTAATGGGATAATGGGGATAATGTAGCGCTTCCCCACCTTCTTGGCCGGAAACTCGTCATTGTGGACCAGCGCGTCCCAGTCCAGCCCCAGCAGCTTGCAGGCCTGATCCTTGGTCAAAACCTCCTGCTCCGGGAATTTGGCCTGTAAGGATTGCAGCTGATCCCGGAAGCTCTCACGCTCTCGTGCCATGTCCAATCCTCCCTTCTCACGCGCTCTCCGTCCGCTGGACGATCTCCTCAATGGGGACGCCAAAGATCAGCGTCATGCGGAAAACTCTCTCCAGCTCCGGAGTCCGCTGGCCCAGCTCCCACTTGCTCACCGTGGGCACGGTGACGCCCAGCTGATCCGCCAGCGCCTTCTGGGTCATGCCGGCAGCCGTCCGCAGCTCCTTGACTCTGTTAACGATCATGATTGCTCCTTTCCCGCCTTGACGGCGTTGCCCCGGTGTGGTATATTGTCATTGGGGCTATGTCCTTTGTGGCTATATCATAAATCGCATTTTGGCATTTGTCAATTGCATAAATTGCATTTTCACGTTTTCGTATAGTTGCACAATTACCACTTTGGCATTTTGGCTATTATTTGGGGGTGATTCCAATGGACGCCGTAGACCGTCTTTTTGCTTTGGTGGATGCAAAATACCGGGAGCAGAAGGACTTTGCCGCAGAAATTGGGGTAGATCCCGCACGCGTCAGCGAATGGAGAAATCGGAAGAGATCTTCATACACTCGGCATTTAACCAAAATAGCGGCAGCGTTAAACACATCTGCGGATTACATCTTGACCGGAAAAGAAGAAAAAAGCCCC